TAGTCTGGTGATGCAGGGTTTAAGTTCACGCCAGCAAATGACTCAATAATATTTATTGAATTGTCTGTATCTTCTGCTTTACGAACAAAAACGTCAAATGTACCGTATGGATCAACTGTTGGGTTTACGGCGGCCTTGATGTTTGCAATTGAGACTTTAATGTTTCGGTTGTCCCAGTCGCCACGAACGTCTGTTGCGACAAAACGGAAAAGTTGCTGCATATTGTCTGGTTGGTATGAGCCAGTTTCTTGTGTGAGATCTTGTGAGAAAACAAAGCCCGACTTTGCAATTGCGGCCGCAGAGGCTCTATCTGCTTGGTCGGCGCTCTCGCCGCTAAGCTCGCCAAGGAAAGCAAGAGCGTGATTAGCTGCACTCGAAAGGCTGTCAGGTGCCCCGGTCCCAGCACCACCGCCGACAACAATTTCTTCTAGTGAGCTTTCAAAAGTCTCGCCTAAGAAGTAGTTTAGTCTAGAGTCTGTACCATAAAGCTTGTCATTGGTAAAGTGTGGGTTGGTATTAAAGACCTTGCGAATATATTTTTCAGAATCTGGATCAAAGTTGAAAGTTGCTGTAAGGTGTGTGTTATCTGCCTTATAGTTCTTAATGATTGCTGTAAACTCAATGCTTTTTGAGTCTGTGCTTTCATTTTGTACCATGGTTCCGGCAGTTGTGACTGGTGTGGTTTGACCGCCGGCCGTGCTTATAAGCTGCACTTGTGCTCCATCGCCACTTAAGTAGAAAATGGCACCAAGAGAAGCGGTTACTTGGTCTAGGCCGCTGGTACCAGAAACGGCATTAGCAACAAAAAGACCACTGGCGGTAAGTGCTGTCCAGCCTGCAAGGCCATCTTGTTCATCTTTTTCTGGGTGTACTTCACCAGCAAGGCGCACAAAAGTTACAGGCCCGTTGTTTCGGAGGTAAGCCTCTGCTGCGTAAAGCCCGTAGGTTGGGGCTGCTTGGTTTCCATTTCTCCAAACATCGCCGCCTTGCCCTCCGGGTGATGGTGCGCCAAAGGCTTGGTAGAGGTCTGCAGTTGACTCAAGCCGTACTGGTGTCATTGCAGGCCCATAGACCGCACGGCCAATAACGGCTGGCCCAATTGGTGGGGCTTGCGCTGGAAGTCCTGAGCGATCAATTTCTGCTACTTGAACTCCAGGGGAAATAAAACGAAAGTTTTCTGCTGGCATGTTAATAAACTCCTTGAAGTGAATTGTAAATTTATAGTTCTTTACTAAATAGTTATTAAATTTCTAAAAAACAACTGTTAATAGAAAAATGTTGTTTCTTTAGGGAACTTATACTCTACAATACTTTCTCTAATAATAATTTTTGGCTTTTCTTCATTTATGTATTGGCCAAATAAATAACCAATTAAATTAAATGTTATTTTTGCTTCTAGTTTTCTTTGCTCTTCATCTAAGTTTGCTGAGTTATCTGAAATATTGTAATTTGAATCCATAAATAACTCATAGCTATGAAAATTGTTTTCAATAACCTTGTAATTGAAGTTTCCTGTTCGCACCATGAAAGGTTGAAGCATTTCATTCATTTGTTGTGTATACAAAGAGGTAAGGATTACTTCATAAACTGGATTAATGTGCACCACTTGAGGAATGCCAATAAAATCATAGACTGTTTTAGTTTTTTTATTTCTTCTGCTCTGCGTAGAGCGACCGGTCTTCTGCTTTGCAAAAGCATTTGAAAAATCACCTGTTTTGCTTTGCATTATTCTTTTTGCAATCTGTATTGAAGCACCATTTGAGTCAGGTGGGACATTTGCTTGAAAAATACCTTTTTTAGAGGTATCTTTTGATAGCCCAGTTCTTGCAACTGTTATTACTGGGAAGTTAAGAACATCGTTTGGCCTTGGATTTCTCTTTGTATACCAAGCACGCTCCGACCCCTGCCAGAATACGGGCACTTTATTAAAGCCTTTATTTGTTCTTGTGCTTACATTCAGATCCTCATTAACAAAGTTAAAAACTGCTTCATCAATGTTCTCCAATGTGGAGGGCTCAAAAGGAATTTCAATTATATTTTCTTGTTCTTTATTGTCCATCGAATAATCCTTCTCTAGATCTTAGACACTTAGCAGAGATCTCAAATCTTTTATCTGCTTGACCAAACAATAGCCTGGGCTCCATTAAGGTTGTTATTTCATAAAGTATTGTGTCGTATAGAACAAAATCGCCTTCTCTAACATAGAGATCTTGATCTTCAGTTAATCTTCTTTTATGAAAATTAACAACAATAGAAGCAGTTTTATCTAAACCGTAATTTGAAGTTTCTGTTTGGATCCCATCAAACTTTACAAGAGCGTGAACTCTTACGGGTGGTAGGAATGTTTTTTGTATTGCCTCTCCGTAAAGAGGGTGATAGTTTGTGTGTTCAAGAGATAGAGGATAATAAGCAACAGTTTGCCCAATAACTCTTTCAATAAGTTCATCATTTACTTGTTTTACAAGATCTCGCTCTTTTTCATTAAAGAAAAGAGGTGGTGGCGGGCTTGCTGGGCGGCTCCACTCGTCAGACATTATGAACTACCTTGTGGGCCTGTATAAATGGCCATTGGAATTGATTTAAAGGTCTCGACCACGGCAGTTATCTTGGCTTGATCATCTTGTGCAAGTTTGGTGTAAGTCAATTCGTCCATAATGGTCTTCAGTTCGTCTCTAAGGGCTTGCTTTTCTGTCTTGGACTCGTCCTTAAGGGCAGTGCCGTTAAGCGTCACAGACTCGCCAGGAATGGGCACAGTGGCAAATTTAGAACGAACTTCACCCAACTGCCCTTTTGAGACAGCGAGAGCATAGCGTCGAATCCAGTGCTTACCGATTGAGTTAACATTTTCAAATGGAATGTTTTCAAATGGCAGGGTGTTCATATTATTAACGCCATTTATTTGTTTTTGCACATAGCCAACTGAGGATGATAAAGGAGACTCGTCAACAGAGTATTCAATCCACATTTTCTTTGGCTGAACAATAGAAGGGGCAGGGAAGATCCTTAGTTTGTTGTTTCTTAATTGATAAGAGAACCCACTTGTCCTTGTATAGATGTTGTCCTCAAAAGCCATAGCCTGGGCTTTGTTTTGCCAGACTGGAATAACTTCAAATGTTGAATCATCAGCATACTGGCCATAGCTAGCCAAGTTGCCAACTGTATTCAATCCGCCATAATAACCATAAAATCTCCACATTGCTTGTGGTGTTTTATAATATACTTTGCGAACCATTATTCTATTATCTGTTCCAACAGTACCAGAGTGTACAGGATCGTTTCTTAAGATCTCTTCTAGATCATAGTCTTGCTTCTTAACCTCAACGTCAATCGAAGCAGAGTAAATGGTGACAAGGCCACCAACACGAACTTCTGTACCAATTGCATCTCCAACTCTTCTTGAATATTCAAAGGAAAAGCGAGTAAACTTTGTTGCGGCCGAAGATCCTGATGCGTCTCCGCCAATAATTGTTCCATCCGAGTCAAAAGACCCTGTTGCGGATCCAAGAAGATCAGTAAGTGAGTTTTTGCTTTGGTGAAGATTAACCAAATAAGAATATTCAACACAAGCGTCCTCATAGGCCGCATAAACATTGCCAGCAGTAAGTTCAATATCTAAAACATCACCGCCAAGCATTTTATACGTATAAGCAACTTGGTCTGCTGCTCCTGTTAAGAAAGAGTCTGATGTGGAGTATATACCGTAAGGTAGGGTTCCTGCAACATCAGTTGCTGTTCCTGTCTGGGGCAATATTACAGCCGAGGTTTGTGAAATGGGGGTCAAAACAGGCAAAGCCATTCTTTTGGTCTCCTTTTTAAGTAATCTATCTTAAATAGTTCTCGGCAAAAGAAAACCCCCCGACAATAATGCCGAGGGGTTTAATATCTAACTTAAGTTAGATTAGCCAAGGAAGTCTTTGCAGACTACAAGTCCGTACATATCGGGACGAACCATCTTCTTAGCGTAGCGTGTCATGACACCCTTACGAGGTACGAAGTCCTCAACGCCGAAGATTGTTGGTGTGACCTGGAGTGGTACGTATGGAGCGTATACGTAGCCAGACTCAAGGAAGGAAGCGCCTCGACGACCAACTAGTACGACATTGCGTAGGAAGTATGGGTCGACGTATACGTCAAACTTCTTGGAGATTGAACCAACCTTTACAGCGCCAACTGTGCCACGATCGTCGTCGTGAGTTACAGAAGCACGGAAGCCGGAGGTGAACTCAAGGAAGTTAGCCATTTCTGGTGAGACAACAATAAAGTTGGCGCCGCCACGAAGTGTCTTGCGGTGAATCTGAGCGGAGATGTCATTGATTGTCTCAATGAGTGTCTCGTACCACTCGGAAACATTACCGGTGAAGTCTGCACCGAGGAGTGACTCGTTTGCGGTTCCGCCGCCAATATCAGCGCCGGTCTCACGGTTTAGGAATCTGCCTGGTCGACGTGACCAGTAGAAAGTACCAGCGGTCGCACCCTTAACAAGGTCCTCAAGGATTTCACGGTCAATCTCAAGAGCAACTTGCTCTGAAAGGATTGATGTAAGCTCAACCTCTGCATCCATGTTGTGGTATGCGTTAAGGTCTTGGCCGAGCTCTGGTGTCCACTTAGCCTTAAGCTTCTTGGTCATTGCTGTGACAGAGATTGAATCGACCTTGATGTCGATCTCTGGGATGTCTGCCTCATTCTCAAGACCCCAAGATGAATCACCAACAACTGAACCAAGTGCGCCACCGCCAATGAAGTCGTCGTCGATTGGAGCAGTGCATGCTGTAACAGCGTTAAGCGCTGTTGCAAGGGTTGTTGCTGTTTCTGAACCCGAGGCTTCAACAACAACAAGAACATTTGCTGAGTTTGTTGGATCGAAGCCGGTAAGGCGTCGAACTTGACGGCCATTACCAAGGCTGGTGAGGGTTAGGGCGACAAAATCATCTTCGTTGAACTGACCGGCTGTTAGAGTGGCAAGTGGGATTGTAGCTGCAGCGAAAGCTGAGCCTGAAGTTAGATCGGGATCGAAGCGAAGAAGCTTCTGTAGATCGTATCCTGCTGTATTGCCATCAAATACAAGGCCGCCGCCTTCTGTCACAGAGCCTGAAGCAACAAGTGTTGTTGCAACGGTGATAGAAGCGGTTGGTGAAGCAAAGCCGTTGTTAAGTGCGTAAGGGCCAACCTCAGCATTAGCACCGGTAAGGATTACACCGCCAGTGATCTCTGAAGCAACTCGGCCTTGGCCATAAATTGAGGTGCCACCGACATTACCAAGACGAGTACCTGTCTCGTTTGAGAAGGTAAAGTCTAGGAAGAAGATTAGACCTGATGGAAGTGACATTGGCTGAACAGAAACAAGGTCCTGCGCAACTAATGAAGCGAATACTCGACGAACAAGGGGGAATGCAACTGCTGCAAAACCCTCAACATCGCCGGCTGCCATTGCGGATGACTCACGAAGAAGCTCCTTGGCTTGGTTCTCAAGAAGACGAGCCATTTGAGTACGGTGATCGTCTGAATTTAGACCCTCAAGAAGACCAGTTCGCTCCCACTTTTGAAGTAGAGCGGACGACTCCTTATAAAGGTCACGGGGCTCAATGCCCTCTGTTAGTGTCTTTAAAACTGACATTTTCTATTTCTCCTTTATAATTTTATAGAATTAAAGTATGCCTGCTAGTTTCTTCATACGAAGAACGTCGCTTGACTCGCTTATTGTTTTCTTTTTAGTTGGGCGAGCCACAAGTGTTCTTACTTTTAGCGCTTCTGTTAGGCTTTCTGGTGCTGCATTCTTTGCAGAATCAGTTAAAACAGATTCACATAGAGTCTCAAACACATCTTTGACCTTATCGGTCGCATCGGCTTTATTGATTGCTTCAACAATTCTATTTTTTTGTCGCTCATTCAAGGAGGAATCGGATAGAGCCTTATTAGAATAAAACAGTTTCGTATTTAAGAGATGGGACTCTGAAAGCTTATTCTGTAAGCTTTCAATTAAAACTGCTGTATTCTTAATTAGTTTTTGTTTTTCTGTTAATTGTTCTTGTAGATTATTTTTATTTTCAGTTAGTCTTTCAACTGCTTCTTTAAACTCTTGGTTTTCATCTTGAAGCTTATCGCATTGAAGCCTTGCAAGTTCAAGTTCTTGCTCAAAAAATACCTGGCTATCGGGGCGACCTGCCCAGCCGCTCTTTTGACCTGAAAGATCAACAGTAAGGGCCTCTGCAAGGTCGAGAAGTTCATCTTCTGATAAATCAAGCTCTTCTTCGAGAGCAGTTTCGGGCTCGCCGGGAACTTCTTCTATTTGTGCTTCCCCTTCGTCGTCAACCTTGTCTTCAAGGCTGCCCAAGTCAATTGTCACCACTTCATCATCGTTGGCTTCTTCGCCAATCCTTGTAACTTGTGTTGCAAGTTGGTCAAGCACATTCTGGGCTTGCTCAAGGGCATCAGAAGCATCATCAATCATTTTTTCTGCTTCTTCCACCTCGTCGGTTGGCTGAGCTTGGTATGAAGCTGGAATGTCGTCTTCAACGCCATCTTCTACTTCCGCATCAAGATCTAAAACTTCGGCTCCATCTTCGGCGCCAAGATCCCCTGCTTCAATTTCTTCTTTATCTTCTTGCTCAAGAAGACGATCAACGGCTTCTTTGATTTGAGATGAGTATTTTTCTAAAACTTCAGCCTCAGCGTTTGCCTTTGCGGCTTCACGAAGTTCCTTCGCATCGACGATGGCTTGTTCAAGCATTGACATTAATAAACTCCTTATAAAAATTACTTTACTTTAATAAATAGTACGCTTTTTATTAAAAATACTATAATTCGATAAAATCTGGTGATGGATTAAAGAAAATTATGTTACTGGTTACTGAATGGCCAACAACTCTAACACAATGGCCTGCGGTTGTTGGCTTAACAGTTGTAAATCCACCAGGGGTTGTTGGATCGGCGTAAACTTGTGTTCCAACATCTAAAGATCCTGTCCCAGTAGAAGAGCTCAGAGCCAAGTCGCCGGGTCGACAATAGCCTCTTGTTAAAAATCCGGTTTCGGCGTTGTTGCCGGCAATGAACCCAAGCAAAGACTCAATCCCTGATCCTGTTACAGATGCTGTTAATATATCAATTTTGCTGGAGCTGTTTATGTATCCTAGGATTCCTTTTGTTATTGTTCCAGTTACAGCAAAGTTGTATAGATACTCTCCATAGTTTTCGGATTCGTTTAAATTTTGGTTCTCAATAAACAGCCTATATTTTCTTGCGCCGGCTGATGACGAATTCTCTAGAAAGCCATTAACTGTAATGTCTGAGTTTGTTACACCAGAGCCAAGGATAGTGTGGCCGCTTGCTGTTAGGTTTACTGTTGTGAGCGAATCAGTTGAAGAATTGTAAGTTAGCCCTGCATCCCCACCAAATGCGCCGCCATTATTGAACTGGATTTGCCTATTCGAGCCACCGGGAGATGCGGAGATACCGCTTAGGTTTGAACCGTCGCCGTGATAAGTTGAGGCAGAAACGTGCCCTGATGCTGTCAAGTTCCCGGTTAAGATTAAAGCATTTGCTCCATAATCAAACTGAAGGTTGCTTGCACCCGAAACAACGCTTGTACCAGACATAAATAAAACTTGTTTATCTGCTACACCAGAATCAAATGATATGGTGCTTCCTGATATGTAGGCCCAGCCTAAAAAGCCTGTATTTGGCATCTTTTATCTCCTTAAGTAACTAAATCTGCTTTGCTTACGGTAATAGCCATTTTGCCTCTTTCAATATAAAAGAAATTAAATTCGTAAATGCAACTACCCTCAGTAACTGGGCCAAGACCTCTTAGATCTCCATAGTATAGAAGACCTGAGACGTCTCTGGAAGACGGCACTCTGAGGGTGTGCGTCCCACGATTGGGGTTGTTAATATACATTTTAAAATCAAATTCATCACCAATATTTAAATTAAGATCTTTTGCTAATGCATCAACATCCGTAAAGACCATTGTGTCCACAATAGTTCCGGAAACAGTACGACTAAGGGCGCCATTTTTAATGTCCCTTGAGTTAATGTTTATATCTGCTGCAAGTGCATTTTCTCTAATAGCTCTTATTTTTTTTAAGCCGCCATCTGTTTTACTTGGCGCTCCGCCAAATCCTCTACCAAATCCCATTATCCAACCCCCGCTGAGCCAGACCAGTTTGCGAATGTCGCTGGTTTCTGGACTGTTGTTATTCCGGCGACAACGCTAGCTGTTGTGGCGCTTCCGGATGCTATAAGATAAAGGCTCCCCAATTTAAAATCTCCAGTAAAACTCCCATCTGCATCTAAGCTAATGTAGTTTGTTCCTTGAACTCCATTTGAAGAAAATCCAAATCTTAGCTCATTTGAACCATCATTGCGAACTGTAACAAACTTGGTGATTGCTGGAAAATCAACTTCCACCACGGATGATGTACCAACAGCCAAGGTGGCTGTTGCGTAAGGGACTGAACTTACTTGATAAGCGGCAGAGTTTCCTATTCCGCTCTTATATTGAAAAACACTCATCTATAAACTCCTTAGTTATCTAATTTTTCTAATTGTTTTCTTATTCTATTTTCTTTTGCTTGCTTCTTTTTGATTCTTTGATTTTTTTCATTTCGAAGCTTTGAAGGCTTTTTGTATCTTTGCCTTTCTTTGTAGTTTTCTAAAACTCTATCTTTTTTAAGCATTCTTTCTAAAATCTTGTAGGCTTTTTCAACGTTGCCGTTTCTTACCTCTACTTGGTAAGGCTCAATGCCGTCTTCGGCATTTACCTTTTTCTTGTATTTACGCCTTACTTTGTTTAACTTTTTGTCATACTCTTCTAAGGCTTTGCTTTTTCTTCCGTTTCTATTGTACTTTTTCATTTATCTCCTATAATCCAAAAGTTGAAAGATCTACACCGGCGTCACTAGGATCTTGATCCTTGAGAGCGCCGTATTTTTCTTGAGTTGTTGTCGGGGCTCCGGGAATAGGTTCCGTGCCCTCAAAAATGTTTACGCCATTAAAGTTGCTGGCGCCGCCGATTGAGTCCAAAAGGCGTTTTCTTGTTTCTTGTAAGTCTTTTTTAGGCCTTGAGGCTTGAGCTTTCTTCATAAAGTTACGAATAGGCTCTTCATTTCTGCTTTCAGTTATAGTTGATACCGAAACGCCCTGAACCGACTCTTTGATAATATGAGCAAGAACACCTGGTTCTTCCATTATTACTTCTTTTACGCACTCTTTTATAAGAGGCTTTAATATTTTTGTTAATTCTTTTTTATCCATTACATTCCTACAAGGTCATAAATTTTTGAAAGTATTATTTGCTCTTTCGTTGTTTTTAAGGCTTCTTTTGTCATTCCTTCGTTCATTGAGTGCGTCATCCTCACTCCAACAAACGCCCCCGGGGTTGAAGGCTCTTGAACAATATCAAAACAGATAAGTTGGAAGTCTTCGTTTACCATTGTCCCCTGGCTAGACTCTCTTACCGAGCCAAGGCCTCGTGAAGAGATGCCAATTTTAACACCGGCATTAACAAGCCCTTTAAGAATATCGCCAGATGGGGTTGGGAGGACCTCTAGTTTGCCCATTACCTTGTTTCCATCCATCCAAATATCTGTAACAAGGTGCGACACGTTCTTAAGATTGACAACTGAATCATCAGGGTGGTCTAATTCACCAACCGAGCGCCGGTCGGCAACTATTTTTTTGTAATTATCAACTTCTCTACGAAGTGTTTTTTCTGGATACACACGGCCGTTGCCATTTCTCTCACCATACTTCTGCAAGCAGCCGGTAAGGATCGTGGCCCCTTCTGAAACTCTGCGTTTTTCACCTTCTGTTAAGAAGTCTTGGCAAATTCCGCCTTCGCAAAGTTCGTAAAATTCTCTTAATAATTGTTTTGACATTTATTTTTTCCTTTGACGGGCGCAACCCGCATGATCTAAGATCCTTTGCAGCAACGACGAACTGGCTGAAGAGCCCATTTCTGTGTATAACTCATAGCAATCCTCCTTCTTTTATAAATAGTATCAACTTTTATTAGTTCTTATATTTATTCCTTCATCGCCAAATAATTGACAAAGAGCATACGAAGTGCCCGATGAAATACAGCCATAAGAAAACGCTAAGAGTAGATTAAACGGGTTAAAAAAACAAAAAACCAAAGCACCAACCCAAAACCCTACACACATAGGGCAGTGGAAAAAGTGGTGCTTTGGCCTTACTTTATTGAAAATTGACCCATAGACTAAAATCTGGGTCATTCCATAACAAGTTAAAATAAAGAAAATTAAACTCATTAGAACTGGTAAGTAATGTAATACCTTCTGGCAAATCGAGGGTCGATTGAGCCCTTTTTCTCGGCTTGTGGAACATCCCCAAGGTCGGTATGAACTTCGGGATCCATTAGGCGATCTTCTTCATTTTTCTCGAATTTATCAATCATTGCAAAACTTGGATCTTCCATTTGGAAGTAGTCATAAAGTTTTGATAAAACAACTTCAACAAAATCAATACTTGAACCCTCTGGTGGTGATAGGATTTCTGATTCCATTGAGCCTAAAATAACACCACCTTGCATACCAGAATGCGAAACAACTCCATAATCTGCTAAGTAAGAAAAAAGGTCATCTTGTGAGTGGTAAGTGTGGTCTGCTATTTCTTTTTTTGGAAAAGTTTTTATTTTTTTGTCCTTGCGAGAAACAACAATGTGGATCTCCGGGTGGTCCCCAACCATCACATCGCCATTTAAAGCCTTTTTTGCTTTAAGTTTTATCGTGCGCTGTGGTTCTGGCTTTGGCTCTGGGGTCGCTGTCCCGACTTTAACTTGAATGGCCATAGTTAATCTCCTCTACAAGGGATTGAAGCTTTAAGGTGTTTAAAAGAAGCTCTTCATTGAGCTCTAGGCTTTCAAAGTTGTTAAACTTCTTTGTAATATTTTTTATGCCTTCTGAAATGGTAGGATTACCTGCGTCATATGCACCTAGAGCGTGCTTAAGTTCGTTAAGTTTTTCGCTAATAAACATCTTAAACTCAAGCCCATCATCAACGAAAGAAGTAATATATTGTGAAACTATTGTTTTTTGGCCTTCTGAAAGAGTTGTGCCATATTCCTCATTAAACTTCTTGATGAATTGCCTGTAGGCGAGTGAGTCAATTGGCTTGTATTCTTTTTCTTGCTTTTCTTCGTTAATGCCGCAGAGTTTCTTTACTAAGGTGTTTTCTAGGAGCACACGGTTTTTTGTGCTTTCAACGCCTTGGAGAATGTTGTGTATGGTCCCAAGATCTCTGTAGTTTGGAACAAAGTTATTGTATACAGATGCACCAAGTTTCTTATTAATTATATTAATAAGTTTTGTTTGACTATTAAATGCATGCTTTCTTCCCACGCTGTGAAAAGAAAACTTACTTTCTTGGACCAGACGATCTGCTAAATGCAACTCGCCCATATCTTTTGTTTCAAGAAGCGTGCGATAGATCTGCAGCTCTTTATAGAGAATGCTGCCTTTTTTAAAATGCTCTTTTACAATCTTGGTGATTGTTGATGCTCTTTCGGTGTTATTTTCTAAAGCCGCCTTTGTTAATTCTCTTACGAGCGCCTCGTAAAGAAAAGCGGTATTTCTTTTCTTATTGTACTTGGTCTTTGTCATTTTTTTTCTCCAGTGATTCAAATAGTTGTTTTACTTCTTCGGAATGCTCTTTAAAGTCTTCCTCTATTGTATAAATAGTTTCTTCTTTCTCAATCATCCCTTCAAATAAGTCAGAAGGTTTTGGGAGTCCAAGTTTTGATCTTCTGGTGTTGCCTGTTGCGAACTCCGGAACTGCTGTTGAGGTCATCCCCATTCTTTGTTTCTTAATTCTGCCGTCTTTTTTGGGCCGATACATTTTTCCTTTAGAGGCAGGAGTTGTCGTGACCATGCGGCCTGCTTCATCACGAGTTGTGAAAGGCTTATCATCTCTTTTGCCTGGCGCTACTTTTAGAACATCTTCTTGCTCTTCATCTTCCGCTGCGTCAGCTCCTGGTGCCTCACCGCCTTCTGGGGCGGGTGTTTCAGCATCTGCGCCGAAAGAATCAAAGCCCCCACCAAGAGGTGCGCCCTCTTCTTCCTCTGTCGCTGCGGCGTTATCAAGCATGGCAGCATATTTACGGTCAAAGAACATTTCTCGCTGATTGCGAAGGAACTCCTCTTGCGATAGGTTAAATATGTGCTCTGCAATGTATCTCTTGGAGAAGAATCCTTCTGTTGCCGATGAGGCAACCTCAAACTGGGTCTTCATTGTCTCAAGATCTTGAAGTTCTGAAATTCTTGAAGGGTTGTTTAGTTTAAGATCAAAGCCTGTAAGGTCTGACTTTCGGAATCCGAGCGTATAAAGGTGCACCATGCCAATCTTTGTAAGTTCTGATATAAGTGCTTTTTGAATTCTTTGAATTGTTCTCGCAAAACGAATGTCTTTTTGCGAGAGTGAGGTTCTGTCTTCGGCGTTCTCGCCAGCAACCAAGTAAGCCTGTGGGATCTTAATAGCAGAAAATAGTTTTTCTCTAAGGTATTTTACATCTTCAATTTGTGAAGTAAACTGGCCGCCTGCAAGTGTTTCGATCTTGGTGCCTTGCTGCCCGCCTCGGACGGGAACATAATAATCTTCTTCAACAGACATTGGGTTATAGCGAAGATCGACACGCCCACTATCGGCATCAACAATCTGATTGCGCTTAAGGGTAGTCATTACTTGCTGCATATAAGTTTCTACGTCTTGCGGGGAAACTCCACCAACATCAACATAGAAAACTCGGCGCTCGGGAGCACGAACGATCCGATAGGACATCATTGCGTCCTCTACAAGTGTAAGTTGTCTCCAAATACGACGAGAACCTTCTAAGACAGAGGTTCCATATGGGTTATACTTATTATTTCCTAAAATGCGGAAGTGAGCAATCTGCCAGTCTTCAAAAGTAAGACCGCCAGAGTTCCACTGAAACTGTAGATAGTTTGGATTATTCTCATCTTGCCCTTCTAGCCTCTCAAGTTCATTGACTGGGAGGGAAACCACGTTTTGAATACCTATTTTATCATCAATATCAAGATAAAGAAAGAAATCTCCGTACTTACAAAGAGTTCTTGCCCAACCATAGAGGTTGAGCTCGATATTAAGCACATCAAAATACAAAATCTGCAATGCTGTCTTAATTTCTTGATTTGGACAATCAATTGTAAGCATTTTGCGAATTTCTGTCGAAGTTGTCATCTCGTCTGCATAAATATCTAGTGCAGAGTTGAGTTCTGGCATGTACTCCATCTGCTCGAAGTCCAAATACCGCTCGGAGCGGTTTTGGTTGAGCATAAAGTCGCCATAGAACGAGTAGTTCTTCTCATAATCGGCCTTTTTGAACTCTTTGCCTGTTGCTGAGGTCCAGTTGAACTTATCTAGCTCTTTTCTGCGGTATTTTCTTACCTGTTCGTGTCTATAATTGACAATTGGGCCTGAAAAGAGCCTGGTTAGGGCCTTGTAGAGCGGATTGTCTGCATTTCTTGGGTTTTCTGTGCTTCTTTTTGGGATTATTGTTTTTTTGTATGCCATTTTTTAACCTTTGTATAACCACATAAATTGTTGTTGAGTTTTTCTTTGTTCTTTTGCGTGGCCTGACCTTGCTACGGGAAGGTGTCCAAGCATTCCGGATATTGTTGTATTAAATTCTTTTTTATTTGTAAAGAAAGCACCCATCATTTTTTCTGACTTTTCTTTATCGTAAGCGCTTTCTTCAAAAACGGTGTCCCTAATCCAGCAGGCTATCGCAAAAGACATTACTAAATCATCATGTTTTGAGCGCATTGCTTGTGGTCGACCGTTTTTCCAAATGAAAGTTTTAAATTCTCCAAATAATCTTTTTGATCTTGTTATAACTAGTTGATTGCGAACCATTTCTTCCATCTTTGTAATGATTAAAGGTCTGGTCTTAGAAGAAGTAGAGAAGCCAGGTGTTGCTCCGTTCACATTTTCTGCTATTAAAGGATCAATAAACTCATTGTTTTTTGTATAGTAGAGATTACTATACCTTAGTTCTTTCAATTTGTCAATAAGCATAAAGCCAATATTGTTATTTTCTACAACAACTAGGCAGTTTCCATATCTGGTGGCTGTTTGATGTACAATATTGGCATACATGTCTATCGCAAGTTTGCCTTGATACTCAGCAACAATCTCATTTGTCGTTACGTTCCAAACGTGGAATGCTGAATAGTCTTCGCCGTCACCTCTGGAGACATCAACAGAGATAAAATACTTTGAAGATGGATCATACTCTTGCCAGATCCACAGATTTCTATCAAAGCCATCTCTATAGAGTGGTTCTTGTATGTTTGAAAAAACCCACTCCAGGTATTCGGCGTCAATAACTGTTTCGCCTGAAGATAAGAAAGAGCACTCAAGTTCCTGAGCGATTTCTTTCTTTGTCATGTTTCTTGTTTCTTTCTCAAACCACTCTTGATCTCG